TTCTACTGAGGTGTGGCGCCTTGAGCGGCGGGCACGCGGACCAAGATCGCGCGGAGCGCGAGGATCGCACTCGCTCACGCGAGTGCTCTTTATGCCTGCGGCGCTTACTTTTGCCCACCCTGACCTGCCCAAACCAAGGAGCAAGATGCCTGGGGGACTTGTGCCTTATCGTGCTATTAGCCGAGGGATCACCAAGTATGGTAGATATGCAAAATATGATCCTCGTTATCGCCGTGCTCAACTAATCTACAAAGCTGCAACATCTCCGTTGGCTCGGAGTATGTACAAAAAGGCGGGAAGAACAATTTGGCGGGCTTACAAGTCTTATCGTCGTCGCAAGCCGACAATGAAGCGTAGTGCTCCTAGTGTGAAGAATCCGTCACGTAAGAAGGCTAGTGACCCGGGAATTGCGGGTTTGACGTACCCTCATGGTAACCCAAACTACGTATCTTTCACGTGGCCGTTATTTGATAACGGCACAGTTTCTAGTGACAACCTCATTGCTAGACACAAGAATATCATCACACTTAAGGGCATCAAAGTGTGTCATCGGTTCACGTTAACGCCTCGTTCAACGTCTGAACAGTCATTGGGACCTGTTAAAGTCCGTTGGTATATGATTCAAGCTAAATCAGGGAGAGCATTGGTTGATGCTGAGATGCAGCAATGGTTCTTCCGTACTAACCACGACGGGCTGACACGCAACCGTGCTTTCTTGCCAAACACGGGGTCTGCGGGTGACATATACGATTTCACAAAGATTTGTGCTCCTGTCAACCCGGATGAGGGATTCCGCATTTTAACCAAACGCGAGTTCCTTTTGACACCCCAAGATTCGGGACCTTTGTTTTCTAATACTCGTACACCTTGTCATCAGTATACGATCAACAAGTATTTTAAGATCAACAAGCGTATGAGCTTTGATCAAGTGAGTTCTACCGCCCCGAACAACGAAATTATCATCGTCTGGTGGTACTATTGTACCGATGAGTCTCTCTACGATGCAACTAAAGGGGCGGCCTTGAATGTTCAGTTTCACCGTCATGACCAACTGTATTGGGGTGAAACAAGTTAAATATTACGTATTACATATCTATCCTCAGATAACTTAGTCATGTCGGGGTATTCATTGCTAAATACTACGACATGTGGTGTAGTCTGGAGACGCTTCATAGTACTCATGTACTTCGGTGAGAATACCGTCTTGTCCTTCAGAGCTTCGATCACTGTATATTGAAGATATTGCATCTGGTCGCGACATACATTAAAGAGAAACACCGACTTAGACTCGTCAACAGCGTGTGCAATATCATCTCGCTTTCCGGGGGCAAGCATCTGGGCGAACGGATGAGTATCCGTAAACCAACGTTGAAACCACGATTTTCCTTTGTTACCTTGTTCATCGACATAAAATATGATGGAACGGTCATCGGCTGGCGCCTCAAGTTCATCGTTAAGTTCTTGCTGCCAAGGGCGCAATTCAGCACCCTCCGGGATTGTTGGTTCAAACATCATACGAAGTGTTTTGGTGCACCGAGGATACTTCGTAACGACCTCGGGGTGAAGCCGGGCGGCTTCGGGAGTAACAGGGGGACGACCGTGTTCATCGATGAATTCCTTGCCCCATTCGAAAAAGTTGTTAAGATCCGTTCTTCGCCCCTGCGGACCTGGGAGGGTTCCATATTCATAGATATCACTCGCCAGAGTTGTAGGCTTCTTGCAGTATTTACTAGCCTGATCTGGCGTTCCACGGGAGACCTCGACATGGCATCGATTTCCAAGAATTTCTTTGACTGCGTTAAGACGTTTCTGGTCTGGGAAACACACATAGCCCTGAAGATGGGGAGTGCCGTTTTCGCCTACCTCTTTTGCAAAGACAAGGTAGTCAACGTGCCCATCAATGTGGTGAAGAGCAAGTAACTCTTCCTCAGTATAATTGTTCAGGGTGAACACCCACCGCTTTGCGCGGGAGCCCATTGGATTGGATTGAAGTGGCCTGGTAATACTAGGCAGGCCACTTTGATCCAGGTAGGGGTGGGGCGTTGGTTTCTACTGAGGTGTGGCGCCTTGAGCGGCGGGCACGCGGACCAAGATCGCGCGGAGCGCGAGGATCGCACTCGCTCACGCGAGTGCTCTTTATGCCTGCGGCGCTTACTTTTGCCCACCCT